CCCTTGTGGGTTGGTGTTTTCCATTTGTCATCTCAAAAATCGCCCGAAACCTTCTGGACGGAGGATAGTCGTTAGACTATAGAATTTTCCATTTCTTCTCTCTAATCACAGTTTCCGAGGCTAAACCTTCAAGGTGTCCTGTAATTAGTTCCAATGTCTTGATATGCCTATAAGCGTCTTCACGCCTATCAGATTCTTCCGCACTTGTGTTAATTATTACACTAATCTGCTCTTTTTTCAAATTATCTATGACTTCTTTGAAAAAGTCATCATTTAACAGGTTTTTAGCCCATTGAGCTACAACTGCTTTATCGTTCATATTAGGCTTGTTCCTGCTGTTTCTCTTTGGATAATCTTAGCTGCATTGCCACCAACAGGTGTAAACAGATTCCAATAACTAGCACCACTTGCTGTACCTAGATCAGTAATTGGGTTGTAGCTTGAGCCACCACTAGACCTAGCCAATAATGTGTCTCTTGCTTCTGTGTCGCCAAGTTCAGCCAATACTCGCAGATCATTCTCTGCCAAATTGTCATAGGCAGCACCAGCAGCTTTACGGCTTGCATCTGCCGTTCTTGCAATGTTAGCAGCACCTAGCAAACCATATTCATCTACAGTACCTTCAGGAGTGTTAACCAAACCATTAACAACATCTCCAAAGCTATAGCCTGTAAGAGCATTTGAAATTGTATTCAATGCAGAAAGTTGTGGGCTAGTTAATGACAACAAGCTGTTAGCCAATAGCGATGTGTTGTCAGTTAATCCACCAACTACGCTACCAACAGTACCAGCGTTTCCACTTAAACCAATTACTACATTACCAAGAGTATTAAATACATCTTCTGCGCTATTAGCATTGAGAAGTTGACCACCAATGTTTGTCAGAACACCAGCATTAGCTAGATTTGAATTACCTGCCAAAACGCCTAAACCACCCATTACAGCACCAGTAGCAGCAACATTATTACCACCACCTGTCACGCCTGTTAATCCACCAGTACCAGTATTTGTAAAATCATTGTTATAAACAAGAGTTCCAGATAAGTCTCTGCCACCACCTAAACCTGTGTTTGCTGTTTCTGCACCTAGATTGATAGCGCCTGAATCAACACTAGCAGCAGCGTCTGGATTCCTAATTGTTGAGCCTAAATTGATAGGTGTTGGCAATGTCCTTGGTTGGGCTTGTAACAAAGCACCATAAGCAATTCTTGGTTGGTCAGGAACTAATGCACCAATTGAGTCTAGCAATGAAGTAGTAGGCGCAAACTGCGTCTGTGGACGATACTGGCTCTGTATTCCAGAAACAATGTCCTGATAGCTAACATCCTGTGGATTGCTACCAGATACCAAACTACGCAGTTGTTCGTAATTCATTTTGTTCTCACTTGCTAATCATGCTCAACACATTATTCAATGATGGCGTAGCAGTTGTTACAGTTGGTGCTACCCTTTTTTCGCCTTGACCCCATTTGTTGTAGTGAACATTAGCATATTGATCTGGAGTTAAACCAAGATTATCTAAATTGTATGCAGCAGCAACATCTGAATACCTAGTAAAGTAATCAGGCAATGCGTTAGTGGTTGGCGTAGTAACTGGCGTAGCTGGCATCCCAGATGTAGGTGTTTGACCTTGAATCATGTTAATGATGCTTTGTGTAGAAGGTCTATTAGCAACCATCTGACCAGCTAAACGCTTTGATTCTGCAAACGATGGAAACAACTCTCTAAACTGACCTACTGGTACTGTTGGTGTAGTTATTGGATTTGGCGTAACTGGTGCAACAGTAGTTGGAACAACAGTAGTTGGTGTAATTGTTCTTGGTGTAGTTATTGTTCCAGTAGTAGTTCCAGTTGTTACACCAGTTGGAGGAACACGCTTTTCAGTTTTACCATACAACTCAAAATGCTTTGCAGCAAATTGCTCTGGTGTAAGACCATAAGTGTTTAATTTATAGGCAGCAGCTACATCTGGATTTTGCTGGAAGTATGTTGGCAACGCAGTTAAATTGCCACTTGTTATTTGCTCAACAATAGTAGGCTCTGCTCTTTGCTCTGTACCGCCATACAAGTTGTAGTGCGTAGCAGCAAACTCATCTGGTGTTAAGCCATAAGTGTTTTCTTGATACGCTTGAGCAACATCAGGGTTTTGCTGAAAGTATGCTGCAGCAACTGGCGTATAAGTAGGTTTAAGTGCTGTACCAGAAGCGGCTGCTGCATCTACTGCTATTTCTGCTACCTGTGGAGAAATACGCTGTTCATCTCTACCATAATTTTCAAAATGGAAGTTAGCATACTGCTCTGGAGTTAAACCATAACTGTTTTGAGCATAGCTTGCGCCAACATCAGGATACTGTTCAAAGTATGCAATTGCCATGATTAACCCTTAATCTCTACGTTAGATGTAATGCCAGCACCAATTTTCATTGCTTTCAATTGGGCTTCTGCTTCAAACTCTTGTTGCTTCATTGCAAAGTAAGCCTGTTGTTTCTCACGCTCTAGTTGCAACTTAGCCAATTCTTTCTCACGCATCATCTGCATTTCAGCAGCAGCCTTCTGTTGAGCCATCTGCATATCAATCTGCATCTGTTGTTGCTTCAACTGAATGTCAGCTTGTGCCTTGGCTTGGTTAGATTGAATCTCAGCTTGAGTACGAGCCATAATTGCTTGCACTTCTGGAGGCACTTGTTGCTCTTGTGGAGGAGGATTCGAGAGCATCTGGTCTTGCTCTGGTGTGATTGGCTTGTAGAACTCTGAAGAATCCTTAAAGCCAGCAATCTCAACCATGCGTCCCAAGGTAGAACGATACTGAGCAGGAGAGACATAAGGATTGGCAGGGCCATACTGAGCAATCAACTGCTCTTGTTTAGCCAGAACCATCGACAACATAGCCATCTGCTCTTGTCGGTTACCAGCACCCAAACCAACATTGATAGACACATCATATTGGTTAGCCCATGTGCGAGGGTCAAACTCTACGAATTCGCCACGCATACGAACCATACGAGCCTTGTCTTGGTACTTGCAAAGCAAATGCAAGATGCCTTGGAACAAAGACTTAACGCCTGTCTCAGCAAAGATACGAGCCATCAGTTCGATCTTACCTGCGCCAGCTTGTTGCATAGAGGCTACAGCAGCAGCAGTCACATTCTGCAAGATAGCAGGGTCTAAGCCCTGTGAAGCATCAGACACACCAGTACGCTTAGACTGGACTGTATCCAAGTACTGAAGCATTGGGAAAGCAGCTTGAGCCACGTTCTGCACAACCAACTGTTGCACAGCACCCTGTGACTTAGCACGAATAACACCACCTGCTGTAGATGTAAGCAAGTCATCAAGGTTTACCTGACCTTCAACAGCAACCACTCTTGCGTTGTTTGTCAGATACAAGTTATCCAACATCTGACGAGTAATAGTGGTTTTAATCAGTTGCAAGTCAGTTGTTCGGTCAGCAAGCGAGTTGCCAAAGAACTTATGTGGAATTGGGATTGGGCAGATTGAATGGAATGGAACATAGTCCACTTCTTCAATAGCTTCCTTACCATCTACATCTTGGAGAATCTCGTTTGAAGCGTAGAAAACCTGAGTCAGAGTAGCAATGCCTTTGCCATTCATATCAGTTTTAACATAGCACTCAAAGACCTCAATCTCTTGCATTGATGGGTCATCAGTCTGCACTTGGTAAGGCTGCTCACCAGCAGAGTAACGAGCAACTCGCTCTGGTGTGTATGCCAAAGCATCATCCATCTGCAAGCCTTCAACTTGCTTTTTGTTGAAACCCATAGCAATCAAGTCACTACGAGTCAACATCTGACGATGGGCTACGAATGGGCTGTCGGCAATAGTACGAGCCTTCTTGCTAATCAAGAACTCCTCTGGAGGAACATTCTCAATCGTGACTTTGCCTGATTTCTTACGCTTTTGGACTACGACATTGTGCGTAGAACCCATGACTGGCATACCAGTTGGGTCAAGAACTGGCTGACCCATTGGGTCATAGATTGGAAACTCTGTCGTATCTTGCTCGACAATTTCCATGCTCTCATCACTCATCAGCATTGCTAACTCGTCATCAGACAAGTCAAAGTAACGCTCTTTTGTAATGTCTTCTTTGTTTTCCCAATATGCTTTTAGGATGCCGTTCTTCTGCATCAAAGCATCTTTGAACCAGTCATGCAGAATGGCTACGCCTTCGTTGTCACGCAAGAATACCCAATTGCAGTAATCAGTAGCTTGCTTGGCAGACGCTTCGTCTTGTGGGCCTTGTGGCTCAAAGATAACAATATTGTCTGAGCCTGTGAAAATACGAACTAAGCTAGGTAACGCACCATCAATCGCTTCTGCTACTTCTCCAGTAACAATCTGAGATTTACCCTCAATTTCTGTCCCGTAAGGTTGACGTAAGTAGGCTTGTAATGCTTGCTTTCTTTGCTCTACAGTCTCACTCTCGATAAACCCGATAGCATCGTCAATTTCCGCTTGCAGAATAGATTTCAGTTCAGTTTGTCTCATAAAGCATTAACCCACTCGTAAGGTTTAGTAAAAGTCATAGTGTTACGCTTTCTTACATTTAACGCTTCAGGAATGACTTGGATATTCGCAGCACAATGAAATCCAGACGCAGTTTTAGATTGCAATGGAATCATGTGGTCTATGTGCCATTTTACATTAGTTACAGCACTTCTGCGTCTAGAAAGTAATGCCGCCTCGTGCATTACAAAAGCATCAAATTCGCTATACCACTTTGGCGTAGCATTTATTTGTGATGCTCTGCGTTTATGAAAATCAGCCAAAATCTTATCTGGATTGTCTTTTTTCCATTTTTTAAGATTTGCTTTTTGCTTTTCTCTGTTCTTTTCTTGCCAGTCTTTTTTATACTGAGCCATTTTTTCAGGGTTAGCCTCTCTCCAAGACTTATTTTTGTCCCTGTTAGCAATATCCCAATTATTTTTTAATTGCTTAGTAAACTCAATACAAGCATCACAAAGACAATCACCATTGAGCCTGCGGTCAGCAATACCGCCACGTTTACATGGCTTACCAGTAAAGTAAGTTTTAAGCCCTAAGGCTTTAGCTTCCTTCCTGTTTGCTGGTTTGCTCATTTTTGTCCTTTGGAGGGCGACCCATTCGGGGTTTGTCCAATTTTAACTCCTTAATGACATTTTCCAACATTTCGATTCTTAATTCAAGTTCTTTCACTTTTGGGGCTAAATTTACCCCTTGACGCTCTAAATACATCAGACAATCCATTTCGGTGCTTGGTTAATCGGTTTAGACCATGTACTGTGACCTTCATCAAGTCCAAGGGCTAAGTATCGGAATGAGTCAGAACCATGAGAAGACCAGTCATGTAGTGGTCTTTCATAGAAAATCTTACGCTTCTCATCGTAGTCTCTGCGGTAGTTTCTCAGGCAGTTCAGCCCTATTTGCACCTTTGGCACATTGAACCAACACCTTGGAAGCAGTCGCCTTACAGCTTGAATACCATCATCTAGCCCCATTCTGGGTGCAATCTTTATCTCTAGTCCTGCTTCCTCAAGCATCTCTAGTCGGCTCTTTCCAGAACCTAACTCTCTTACCCTAACGTCATGGGGCAAAATATGCTCTGCTTTGATGTAGTCGTTATCCCTAATCCACTTCACATAGTGGTCTAAGCCTACGCCATGATTCTCGTAGTAGTCCAGTAATCTGACCTCAGAGCCTACCAACTGAGCAACCCAGATAGACGTAGAGTCACCCATTCCCAAGTCCCAAGCAGTAAAGGTACGACTTAGTTCCTCTCTGGGAATCTCTTGCATATGCTTCTTGTCTTCTAGTTCGTTCAGGATTTGCCCATAGTACGAACCCTCTACAGCAGCATCAAAGCTACATTCAAACTCTTGGCGGTACTTATCCTCACCCATCTCATTACGAGCTGCCTTCAGTTCTGTATCGTCCACTACCCCTGTCTCAGAGGCTTTGAACTCTAGTAAACCCCACCCATCCTCTTTCTCAGCCCTATCTCGCAGTTCTTTAAAGTGGTTGTGTCCCTTTGGTGTGCCAATGAATAAGCACCATCCCTTACGATCAGCTAGTGCAGGTCTGACAATATCTGTCCAAATCTTAGGATTCTGGTCACCAATCTCATCTAGGATTACCCCATCAAAGTACTGTCCCCGCAATGCTTCAGGATTGTCAGAGCCATATAACTGGATACGCCTACCCCAGAAGTCAACTCGCAACTCAGAGATGTTGCTAGAGCCTCCTAATGGGTCTGCATACTTCACAAGATAGTCCCAAGCTACCCTCTTAGCCTGTCCATAGGTAGGGGCTATATAAGCGTATCTAGGGGCTTCATTTTGGTTAAGGATAGCGTCCTTGATGATGTGGTTAATCGCAGAGACAGTCTTGCCCATGCGCCTATGAGCGACAACAACACCAAACCGCTTGTCATCCATCAAGTCATGGATAGCAAGTTGTTGTTCTCTAGGTTTGTAAGGTATCTCGATTACTTCTGCCATTGGACGCTTATCTGAATGTCTTTACCTTCTTCTCCAGTTACCTGAAGTGGTAAGACTTTACCTATAAGTCCCATGAAAGCCTGTGGATGGCTCTCGGCTTTGTCGATTAGATATGAAACGCCACCAGCACCCTCAAGTGCTTCTAAGATCATCTCTCTAATGGCAGCATTGCCTTTATCTAGGCTTCCTTTAGGTCTGCCAGAGCCTTGTCTAGCACCACCTCTATTTGATAGGTTTGATTGTTTTTCAATCATTTTGTTTGACTCCTCTAGGGTTGGTCAAGGTTAGTTAGTGATTACTCGCCTAGTAGTGACGGCATAAGTTCATAGAGTTTCTTACGCTGTTCTTCGTCTGCTAGTAGTCCTAATGGTAGCACACCAGCAAGAATGTCTCCTTCGTTTCTACGCATTGGGTCAAAGGCAGCGAATCGACTTCTAACATTTGCAGGATTAAATGTTACTTGTTCTGTTCCAATTTGAGGTGTGTTTCCATACAAATCCCTATCGTTTGTCATTCTTGTGCCTTGATAGCCAAGACCTTGAATGTCTTTAGTTCCTTGAATAGAGTCTTTTGCTGAAGCAAATGGTTGTTGACCTTCGGGCCAATCCATATATTTGCCTCTAGTTAGCAATGGATAAACAGCCTGACCATTTTCTGCTTCATTGTAATTAGCATAGCCACTTGCTATTTCTGGGTCAGTATCTGTAGTAACACCTCTGCCATACCACCCTTGGTCATTTTTACCAAACTTTGCAGGGTCAAATGCACTAATGTCTTTATCTGAGCCGTGGTATCTAATGGTACTTATATCAAAGCCCATTGCCTCTGCTCTCATCTCAGGCGTATTGTCTTTAGGAAGTCCTAGACCACCTTCTTCAACAGGCAATGCAGCGTTTCTTTGGGCTGTATCTAGTGCTTCTTGTCTTGGATAACTTGTAGATGGGTTGATTCTCTCTTGCATTTGTGGAGAAATCAAATTGACTGACGAATCCTCATCAATCATCTTATGCACATCTTTTAGTGTCGCATTAGGCATATCAACTGGTCTTCTGCCTATTCTGTAAGCAGTTGTCGCTGCTGCTTTAGATGAAACCTGACCTTGCATATCAGGGAAGTCTTGTAAAACTTGCTTTTGGAGACTTTCACCAATCTTTTGCCCACGAAACTTCTCTGGCACTTCAAGACTTAAAACAGATGCTGTTCCATCTTGACGAGCCAAAACCTCTATTTGACCATTACTCTTTGGGTCAATATATCTAATTCTTTGTGCGCCTTCACCAAAAATGTCAGACGCATCTCTCTTAACAATATCAAACTTACCTACTTTTTCAATACTTGCGCCTACTGGAAGACCTTTAGTAGCCTTACCAAGCAATCCTGCAACTGGTGCTACTGCCATAGCAGCCTCAACTGCTTCAGCACGAGGCTTAGTAGTCATGCCTCTACCAGTAGTCAATGGCTCTCCATAAGCCATTCTCTCCATTGTCTGTTGGACAGCAGGAACTCCCAAGAGATTCATCAACATCTCTACAGGAGGATTCTCATAACCAAATGGCTTTGCGCCAAATTGTTGTGCTTTCTTTAGGCGGTCAGCAAGTAAACCCATAATTGGGTTTGACATTGGAGTAGCCCTTAGTTCAGCCATTTTTGTTCACCTGTTGTTTTCTTACCACTTAACTTTATCCGCCCACCAAGCTGCACTCATCTTACCCTTGGCAATATTGTCTGCGTGACGAGCCTTAAACGCTTCGTTACGCTTAGAGCCATCAGGTGAGCCTTTTACGCCTTGCTGTCCAAAACGTATTAGCTTTACATCCTCACCAGACTTTGCCAAGACAGCATGAGACTTGGTTGGATGATTAGGAGTAGCTTTGGGCTTGTTATAGCCAGAAAACTGCTCTTTGCCTCGTTTAATCACTTTTTAGGCTTTTTCTGTGCGTTTTTAGCAGTACGCTCACCACGCATAGGCAATGGTTTTGGCTTCTTTTTGGCAGCTTTGTCCAAATAAAGACCCATCATTTCAGCAGCTTGACTATTGGTAGTACCCATCATTACTCTCCTTCAGACATTTCGTCATCATTCATCTCTGGGGCTTCAGGAGACTCTTTCTCCTCGGTAATTGGCCCACCACTAATCCATGCTTCGCAGGTACGCTTAGAAGCACACTTAAAGTCAAACGCTTCGCAATAACCTAAGTCACCAGCATCAATGACTTCCCATGCGTCCATCTCGTTGTCATCCAGACCAGATTCGATGCAAGCAAGCATCTTAGGTGTTTGGATGAAAGCAGCGCAGTTACCACAGCGAGACTTCTTGGCTTGTGCAGGGGCAATACGCCAAGCACGAGAGATTTCACGCCAGTAATCCATGTTGGATTCGTTGGGATTCATAGGGCCATAGTTAGCCTTTTCAATCGCCTTCTCACGATTCTCAAGATTGACAGCTACATCACCTGTCGCAACTGGACAGGCTTCGCCCTTCTTCTCTTGGTTTTGTATCTCAATCTCGATTTTTACTGAAGGTTCTAACAAGCCGCTCATGGCAATCCTCATGGAGTTTGTGTCATTTTCGCACAAAAAAAGAGGAACGTACAGTCCCTCTAAGGAAACCAAATGGCAACTTGGTTGGAAATATTGTGCCTTATCCAATAAGTTTTGCAAGCGTTTCGTTTAATACCGACATTTCGTCATGTTTCATAACTGACCAGATTCTTGCTTGTCCATGAATTCCGTTATGCGGCCCTTGATGGCAGTCTCTACAAAGCGGAATACACAGGTACTGGTGATGCTGCTTAATGTGATGAGCATCAGATGGCCCAGACTGACCACATACCCCACAAGGCATCTCTTTAATCCTTGCTAAATGCAGTCTTTCACGTTTGGTTAGGTTGTTATTCAAAACATAGATTCCTGAGTGTGTTTTACTGGCTCTGGCTCAAATAACTGTGGTTGGGCTACTGCTTGTTCTATGCGTTTACAAGCTATTTCAAAGTATTTAGGCTCTCGCTCTATTCCTATAAACTTACGCCCCATATTAATGGCAGCCACCCCTGTTGTGCCACTTCCCATAAATGGGTCAAGAATTGTTTGTGGTTTATTTTTACATTGCTCAATACACAAAAGCATTAGTTCTAATGGTTTTTGAGTTGGATGCTCGTCACCCTTGTTCTTTTTGTAATGGCAAAATTGCCTTAACGCTTTATGTTGACTTGTCCAAGCCAATTCTCCATCAGCAAAATCTCCACCCATCCGCTTTTCCCAATAAAGCCAACCCATTGAAGCTGGCAGGTAATCAGCAAAATAATTACCGCCCCAAATTATTTGTACGTCACCAGCAAGTTGAATTGCATCAAATATTTCTTTGCTTGGCCTTTGATTATCCCAACCCATTTTTTCGCCATTAGTTCTTTTACTTCCTCTAGTTCTCTGTGCGCCACCATCTTGTCCAATGCCATAAGGAGGGTCAGTAATAACCGCATCCACCTTTGGTAAAGTTGGCAATATGTCCATGCAATCGCCCAAATACAGGGTTGCGTTTCCAATTTCTACTTTATTCAATTTCTACCACCTGTTTTCCATGTGAACGAATGTAGTCTTTTGTTTTCTGAATGTATCGCTCAAACTCACTTCTTGGGATACTGGACTGTTGCAAGTCTGCAAATTCAATCAAATCACGACAGGCTTGAATACCCTCTGCATCTAGAATGACACGCATAGTCGTTTGATAATATCCTGCTGCTTTGTGGAGGCTTGCTTGCGCTTTCTCGCAGATTGGGAGAACTTCAGGCCCTACCCCTGCTCGCCCCATAGTCTCTGCTAGATTAAGCACATCCACTATAGTGCGCCAGTCATGGATAGTTCCTCTGCCCTTGATAATCGCCTCAAGTGCGGAGTATTCCATCATTCGGAGTTTGTCCAGCTTCTCCCTGTGGGTTATTGACGCACCCACTATCGCATGATTGATTGGGTCTATTAGATTCCACATCTTGCGTTTTGTTCTTTTTCTCATTATCTTTGCCGAATATGGCATTCCATCTGTTTGAATATTCTTGGTTACTTACTTGAAATGGTCTACTTCTTGATCCTTTACCCATTCTTTCCTCCATCTATTCGGTTTTGTTTTAAATGAACTCCTGTGATTCGCTTTAACCAACAGGACTGGCAATTCCACTTTGTACCCATCTCAACACCACCTTCAGGCGGCTTGGGTGTATCACATTTTGTACAGAACTTGAACCTATGTGTTGAGTGAACTGCGCCAATATCAATTTGAGGCATCATGCTTCCCCCTTAATGCCGTGTGCGGCTTCACGCCATTTGCCAATGAATCCAAGATTCTTTCCGCATTGTTTACAGATGGCATCACAAGCCATAGTTTCGCTAACGCCACCGTCATGCTTTCATCTTGATTGCTTCCATG